TGATACTACTCCAAAAGAGTTAGTTGTTGAATTCATTACAAACTTTGTATATGCTTTTGTTGCTAATATAATGGTTCCTTTTATCGTCCTCAAATCCGATTTAGGAATCTTTATTAGCTTCTTAATGTATGCGTATATGCTCTCGTATATTCTCAATAGAGATAAATATGAGACTAAACTAGGACGCTACATTATGATGCCAATTCCTTACTGCTTTGGAGCTTTTACAGCTATTAAAGTAGGTTATTTGATTGCTAATTTAATAGTATAACATGAATGATAAAACTAAGAAACGTGCACGTGCGGGCTCCATAATAATTTCTATAAATGGCAAACCTTATGAAGTTCCAGATATTTATCTTTTTAAGTCTCACGACAAGAAAGATGTGTATCTTGCAGGAGTAAGAAAAGAAGGATATTATACTTGGATATCTACAGTAAAGTTTATAGAAGAAGAAAGGTATGAAGATGTGCCTTTTGATTTATTAGAAAAATTCCAAAAGCTGAGACACAGAAAGGTAATTATAGACAATGAGGAATATGATATTCCTGATAATATGTACCATGAATGTAAAGGACAGTTAGCGAAGCTTTCTAAATATAACATAAAAGGATTAAAGGACCTAAAAGAGCTATATAAGCCTTTTATATTTAAAAATAATTAAAAAGTTTAATTATGAAGAATCTTGAATTATGCCCTAAATGCTTTGGATCCCGCAAGGTGATGGAACCTAAACTAACAAAAGGTTTTGATTATAAAGAATGCAGTTTATGTCATGGTACCGGTGAAGTACTAGATGAGATTGCAGACGACTTTATATTCTCAATCACAGAAGAAAATTTTGAAGAAGATGAGTAGAAACAAATTGATCGCCGTATATGGCACATTACGAAGAGGTTGTGGAAATTACAATTATTTGTTAACACAAGCTGATTACAAAGGTGAGTTCTTAAGTGAACCAATATACTCCCTTTATTCTTTGGGTGGATTCCCAGGTTTAAAGAACGGTGGTACTACGTCTGTTAAGATGGAAGTATTTTCTGTAAATGATGAAGAAGCTTCTAATGTAGATGCTCTTGAAGGATATACTGAAGGGATGGATAATCCATATTTCTATGACAAACAGTCAATTGAAACTCCCTGGGGAACTGCTGGCGTATATATATACGTTAGACCAGCTGATGGATTAAGATTGATTGAATCAGGAGACTGGCTTGAAGGAACTAAAAAAGTAGTAATAGATGGATTGGTGGAATAAATTAGAAGGCGAACAAGATTATTATATTGGAGCTTTTTCAGTTATATTTATAATCTTTTTCTTTGCAATTGCGTATCATAAGATATGCGAAAAAGACGATAAGTGATGCAGGGAGCCTATATAATTGACTTTAATCTACTTAATGAACATGAGCTCGGTCTTGATGAATTTGTTCTCTTATTACGCCTTAAATGCAATAGCATTGACGGAATTCATAAGGGAGAGTTTGAAAGTCTTAAAGAGAAAATGTTTGTAAAAGAAAATGACGCTAATCACGTGATACTCAGAGAAAAGGCTAAAATCTTATTTGAGTTAATTACAATTGATCAATCTTCTTTTAAAGCAAAAAAAGTCGTTAAGAAGTCGTCGAGACTCTTAAATGAAGAACTTGATGGTTTTATAACTGAGTTTAGAGCTCTCTGGAGAGGCAAAAAGCTTGGAAGTATGGGCTCGCAACAAGGCTGTAAAGACAAGATGTATCGCTGGATGCAAGAAAATCCTGGTAAAACTAAAGGTGAAATATTAAGAGCTACTAAACTATATTTAGAGTCCGTGGATAACAATCATTATCTACAGAGAGCAGACTATTTCATATTTAAAAGGGAAGTAAATGGAGAAGAAGCATCGAGATTAAGTGCTTTTATTGAAGAGGTCAACACAAGACCGATATCAGATTGGACAACAAATTTGCAATAACAATGAAAAACAAAACATTTACATTTGACGCTAGATGGTATAGATTAGGAACAATACGAATAGGCACTGTTAATTGTGATGTATGTCATGAAAACGGAGTAGATGGTATTGCTATAGATTCATCATCAGACGAGTATGGAGAAGGAGCCATATGCTTAGACTGTATAAAAAAAGAAACCAATGACGAACAATAATCCAATCTACATTAAACTAACTGATATTCCAGCTACTAAAACACGTAAAGGACTCATTAAAAAGATATTAACATCTAAAGGAGTGTTAACTTATACTGATGAGCAATGTACTAGTTTACAATGCGCTAAAAAGGATGCTTTTAGGAGTATTAGTGAGTTACATATAATAGTTAAAACACGTTTTAAATTTACTTCATTGAGCTCTATAATGAAAATCATTAAAGAAATAATTGACGAAGAAAAATGTGTTTCTATTGTATATTGCTTAACTATCAACAAAGTAGTTTTGATGTATAGAGAAGCCATTCCTAAACAGTATATTACTGATTATAGTAGAAACAGATACTACTATATTAAAGGGGTAGATGGTATGTCGCTTCAAGACTACGAAGCTATTATTAACAAACTGTAAGGTATATACTTATAAAAAACAGTTAAAAACAATGTCAAACTAATACCTACAGTTAAATTTAACTATTTAATTGGAGAAAACAAGTTTATTTGACAGAACATATGAAAGAATTCAAAAGCGTAGAGAGCGTATATTAGAAGGAAAGGTTAATTGTTTGCCATGGGGGTTGCCGCGATTTGAAAACGAATCTCCTGGCATTGAACAAGGGAAATATTATCTTATTTCAGCTAATCAGAAAGTAGGTAAAACCCAAATAACTGATTGGTTATTTCTATACAATGCTGTTCAACAGATACTCGATAATGGATTAAATGTAAGATTAAAAATCTTTTATTTTAGTCTAGAGATGTCTAAAGAAGAGAAGATGCTATCTTGCTTTGCGAATATCTTATATGTTAAAGAGGGAATTAGGATTAGTCCAACTGATTTGAAGTCCACAAGAGCAAGTAAAGTTCTATCTGAAGATATATTGTTGGTACTAAACAAGTATAGACCATATTTCGATGAGATAGAAAGAATTGTTGAATTTATAGATGATATACGACATGGATTTGGTATGTACAACTTAGTACGCGAATATGCTGTAGCTAATGGTACAATCCATAAAAGAATTATAACTATAAAAGACAAAGACACTGAAATAGAGGATTATTATGAACCAAATGATCCTGATGAGTACGTGATGGTTATTATTGACCATATCAGCCTTATATCGCCAGAAAAAAGAAATGGCTTACAGTTATCTTTACATGAAAGTATGTCTTTATTATCTGCAGATTATTTAATTAAGTTAAGAAATAGATTTAATTATATACCTGTAGTTATTCAACAACAAAGTTCTGCTCAAGAAGGAATTGAGAATAAGAAGGCTAATAAGCTAAAGCCAACAATGGATGGTTTAGGAGATAATAAATTAACCGGGAGAGATGCTAATGTTATGCTTGGACTTTTTAGTCCATTTAGGCATGAGATGCCAGATTACTATGGATATGACATTACTCAATTTAAGGATAATATTAGATTTTTAGAGATAATGGGTAGTAGAGATGGAGGCGCAGGAACAATATGTCCACTGTACTTCGATGGAGCAACTAATTACTTTAAAGAACTACCTAAACCAGACGAAAGAGAACAAATAAAAAAGGTGTATGATTTCTTAAAAACAATAAAAAAATAAAAAACGTTAATATGGAAGTATTATAGCATAGTTTTATTTATTGTTTTTATATTAAAACAAATATAGATGAAAACGTTATCTAATAGTGGACAACACGATTATGACATCTTTGATAAAGACATTATTGTTATATCTAGAAGAAAAGCCGCATGTTTTTCAACCTTTTTTGGATTCAAAGAAAAATATACAAAAATAAGAGTTTATGGATTAGACTGTATTCCTACTTTTGAATACAGAAATTTCTATTTACAATATATTTTAGATATGTTCGAATTAGAAGAAGCTTCTTTTAATGATGAATATTTTGAATTTAAAAGTACATCAGTTCTTAAGAAAGATTTAGTTGTAATGAACACTTTGCGATTATTATGGGAAAATATAGGAGGATCTGATAGAGACGGAGAAAAGAATATAAAGTTCTTTTTAAATAATTTAAAGAATGGTAAATGTAGATACAGAAACAAATTAAAACGTTTTTGTTATTTCTATTCTTTAATTACAAAAACTCATGAATGCTATTATGGAGACAATCATACGTGGTTTCCTTGGAATACAAAAATAAAATCTACAGCAGATTTTAAAAATTGTAAAAGGCTAAAAATGATAAACAATTTTTTCTATATATAATAATAATTTTAAAGGTAAATAAATGAAGAAGGCAGATGTGAGAGACATAGAGTCATTAGAAGAATATTACGGCAAAGCAAGAAAAATAAGATTTGCAGAAGATTATCCTGTTAACAGTTTAGACGACATCTACAAAGGATTGTGGAGAACAGAAGCTGGCTGTAATAGGATGGATACGTATTTTATGAGAGGAGCAATGCATTGCGAACACAATAGATTACGAAGCATTGATGATTTTCTTAGACTTGCTAAAAAATACTTTCCAGAATTAACGTTAAAAGAAGCTTTTTCTTATTTAAAATCTAAACAAGATGATTTAGAAAAAAGAAAGCTTAGACAGACACTATCATATTGTCCTAACATTAGGAAGTATAACTACAAAGGATTAATCCATAGTAATTATTCTAGAGGTATTGAGACTTATAATTTATGGGATTTAAACCATAATTTATCGCGTAATTTGAGAGTGTCTGATTTATTAACTTAATGTGGTGGTATATGGTCGGATGATGATGAAGTGATAGAATTACCAGTAAAGAAACAGGCTCCAGTGCAGGTTAACCCAAAAAAGTTAATCTTATTTAGCCAGCCTAAAACAGGCAAAACTGAAGCTCTGAGTCGGTTAGAAAACAATCTTATTCTTGACCTTGAGGATGGAGCAGGATATGTATCAGGTTTAGTATTAAATGTATTGAATGTTGCTAAAAAAGACAATGTTAAGCCTATTACGGCCTTAAAATCTATTTTAGAGAGCATTAGTGAAGCGAATTCAAAAGCTAAAGGCTACGTTTACAAATATATTACAATCGATACAATATCAGCTTTAGAAGATTACTACGCACCAGATTTAGCCTTGTCTATATACAAGAACACATCAATAGGTCGTAACTTCCAAGGAACGAATATATTAGATCTACCGCAAGGAGCAGGGTGGGCGTACCTTAGAAACGCAATTCTTATGATTGTAGCAGAATTAGAATCTCTTTGTGAGACTTTAATTATATCAGGACATACAAAGGATAAGCTAGTAGAGTTCAATGGTAAAGAAATGAATCAACGAGGCCTTGATTTAGCTGGTAAAACTCCAGGTATATTATGTTCTAAATCAGATGCAATAGCGTACTTGTACCGTAAGGACAACCAAACAATAGCTAACTTTCAGTCAGCAGAAACATTGGTTGTGGGAGCAAGAAGCGAGCATTTGAAGAATAGAGAAATAGTTTTGTTAGAATCTAATGAGAAAGGAGAATTTGTGTCCCATTGGGATCAGATTTTCATATAATTAAAACCCGTAGTTTAGGGTTTCTACGCGCCAAAAAACCCATTTATTATAAACTTAAATGGAGAAGAAGATGTTTGATTTAAATGCAAGTGAATTTAATAGCGCACCAGTTGCTATTTTTAACAATGGTGTAGCGGGAAGAGTTAATAATGTGGCTATGAGTGTCGAAAAGATTGCTAAGCTTGATATGACGGATAAGAATCCTGATTATAGAGTTATCTTTACAGACG